TAATGGACATAGTAACCCTCGACTTTGAAACCTACTGGGATAAGAAGTTCTCACTATCCAAGATGACAACGGAAGCGTATGTACGCAGTGCAGACTTTGAAGTCATAGGTGTAGGTATTAAAGTAAACGACAGCCCCACTGATTGGTATAGTGGTGAAGATGTCGGTGGGTTTTTGAATAGCCTTGACTACACAGACAAGGCAATCTTATGCCACAACACGTACTTTGATGGTGCAATTCTATCGTGGTTGTATGACATCAAGCCTAAGTTCTGGTTCGATACTATGTGTATGGCTAAACCTAAGCATCAGATGACGGAGGGTAGTTCCTTGAAAGCCCTAGCAAACTACTATGGTATAGGTGAGAAAGGTGCAGAGGTGGAGAACACAGTAGGTAAACGACGTGAGGATTTCAGTGAGTCAGAGATGCAAGACTTTGCAGACTACTGTATCCAAGACGTTGAACTAACCTACAAGTTGTTCAACAAACTAAAGCAAGGCTTCCCACCACATGAGTTACTTATCATTGACCAGACGTTGCGTATGTATACCGAACCAACAGTGGTACTTGACACTGATGTATTGGAGAAACATATTGTGAATGTTAGGCAAGCCAAGACGGACTTGATAGATAGTCTAGGTATGGGTCAGTTCAGTGAGGCACAGATAAAGAAAGTGTTGATGAGTAATGCTATGTTTGCTAAGTTACTTGAGTCATTAGGGGTGGAAGTACCTACTAAGACTAGCCTACGTACAGGCAAGGTAGCATATGCATTCGCTAAGACTGACAAACCTTTCTTAAACTTGTTGGAGCATGATAACCCCCAAGTTGGTAGCCTCGTTAAGGCAAGACTTGGCATCAAGTCTACCATAGAGGAGACCAGAACGCAACGGCTAATCGAAACAGCCAAGCGTGGTTACTTACCCATCATGATTAAATACTATGGTGCTCACACTGGTAGGTTCTCTGGTGGTGACAAGTTAAATCTACAAAACCTACCACGTAACGGTGCTATCCGTGAGTCGCTGACTGTACCACTAGGTTATAAGATGGTTGCTTGTGATTCATCACAGATTGAAGCACGTATGACAGCGTATGTTGCAGGGCAAGAGGATTTACTTGATGCCTTTAGAGAGGGTCGTGATGTGTATAGTGAGTTTGCCTCTGATGTATATGGATACGAAGTAAAAAAGACTGATAAAGTTAAAAGGTTTGTAGGCAAAACATGTATACTAGGTCTTGGTTATGGCATGGGTCATGCTAAGTTTAAAGATACCTTAGCACTAGGTATGGGTGGACTGTCCGTTGATGTTGATGAGTTTGAAGCACAACGAATAGTAAATTTATACAGGCAGAAGAACCATAGGATTGTTGCACTTTGGAATAGGTGTGGCACGGTTCTTACAGGCATGTTAGCAGGTGGTAACGGGCAGATTAACGATATTCTGTCCTATGACCACAAGGGCATACTGATGCCGAACGGTTTGCGTATTCACTACCCTGCATTAAAGGCAGGTTCGGGTGGGTTCTCTTATCTTGCTGACTCTCGTGTGTATAGAAAGCACTCGAGTGGTGAGCGTGTTGCAGGTAACAACTGGACACGTATATACGGTGGTAAGGTAGTGGAGAATGTAGTCCAAGCCCTTGCAAGGAACGTAGTTGCGGAGCAGATGGTACGTATAGGACAGCGATACCATGTATCTTTCCAAGTCCATGACGAGATTATCGTAGTGGTTAAGGAAGAAGAAGCAGAAGAAGCAATGGCGTTTATGATTGAAGAAATGTCTAAGCCCCCAAGTTGGGCAGAGGATTTACCAGTGGCTTGTGAAGCAGACCTTGGTAATAATTATAGCGAAGCAAAGTAGGAGAGGAGAATGAGAGCAATTAAGTGGGTGGCAGGATGTCACACATGTTTACTACTACCATTTGTAACATTAGCAATGGTAATAGTATTTCAATACATTAGTTAGGAGGTAAGATGAAGTTATCACACTCGTTCTCAGCATTAAAGATGTATGAGAACTGCCCAAAAAGATATATGCACCAGCGTATTAACAAGGAAGTACAAGATGAAGGTGGTGAAGCAAGCAGGTATGGTGAGCGTATTCATGAAGCGTTAGAGATAAGGCTTAGAGATAAGACACCACTGTCTGATGAGACCAAGATGTATGAGGAACTGTGTGTATCTATGGAGAAAGCAGCGAAAGGTGGTGAGTTACTAGCCGAGCAGAAGATGACGCTCGATGAAAACTTAACACCAACAGAATGGTTTGCACCAGACGCATGGCTTAGGTCAATACTTGATGTGTTGATTGTCCATGAAAAGAGTGCCTACGTACTGGACTGGAAGACAGGTAAGCGTAGACCAGACTCTACACAGATGGAGATGTTTGCACTACAAGTGTTCAAGCACTACCCGAATGTGGATACAGTCAAGGCATCATTGATATGGCTAAAGACTAAGAAGATGGACACAGAAGTTTACAAGCGTGAACAGTCTAACGAGATGTGGACTCGTTTGATGACACGTATCAATAGAATATATGAGTCAGCAGAGCATGACAACTGGCCACCTAAACCAAGCGGGCTATGCCCTTGGTGTCCAGCGAAACATATGTGTGACTATGCAAAACTTTAGTTGACACTGCTGTAAATATAAGTATATAATACAAGTGAAGAGGAGGAACAATGGCGACAACACCAGAAGGTAAGATTAAAAGTCGGCTGGATAAAGTATTTAAGAAGCATAAGATATGGTACTTTAGTCCACAGTCTGGTCCGTTTGGAAGGGCGGGTATACCAGACAGACTTGCAATAGTTAAGGGCAGGATAGTAGGAGTCGAGGCTAAGGCTGACAGGACTAAGAAACCCACAGCCCTACAAGATAAGTGTATGAGAGATATAGAAGCAGCAGGTGGTAAGTGCTTCTTGGTCTTTGATAATGACACTATCAAGGAAGTCGAGGACTATATCATTAGTGCCAAGGAGGTACAGTGGTAGTTGTCGAACAAGCCAAGGCTATCGCACTAAAACTTACTAACCCTAACCGTGTGCTTGACTGCATACCATCTGCAAAGTTAATGACAGTTAGAGGTACTACCATTGTAGTAGCGCCACATAAGATTGATGAGGTAAAGGTACTGCGTAACCTCGGTATCAAAGTACCCTCACCTATCCTACATTACTATGACTGGGTTGGTGAGTTCACCCCCTATAAGCACCAACGCTTGACCTCTGCATTTTTAACCATGCACAAGAAAGCGTTGGTACTTAATGACATTGGTACTGGTAAGACACAGTCAGCACTATGGGCTGCTGACTACTTGATGAATGTTGGTGTGGTTGAGAAGTGTTTAATCATATCACCACTGTCAACTTTGGAGAGGGTATGGGGCGACAGTATATTCACAGGCTTTGTACATCGCACTGCAGTTACACTACACGGAACAGCAGCACGTAGAAAGAAGTTGTTACACACTAAGGCTGACTTCTACATCATTAATCATGATGGATTTAATATCATATCAGAGGAAGCCAAGGGTATGTTCGACCTCATCATCGTTGACGAGGCTGCTGTACTACGCAACCCATCTACTAATAGGTTTAAGATATTCCGTAAGTGGATGGATAGTAACAAGGACTCAAGGCTATGGTTGATGACAGGTACACCAACACCTAATGACCCGACAGATGCTTGGGCGTTAGCGAAGTTAGTCAACAGTCCGTTTTGTTCCAACACATACACTGCGTTCCGTGACCAAGTGATGATGAAGATAGGACAATGGAAGTGGTTACCCAGACCAGAGTCAGTGGACATTGTGAAGGATGTATTACAACCATCGGTTAGGTATTCTCGTGATGAGTGCTTTGATTTACCCGATACTATAATACAGACACGTAAAGTACCACTGACTAAGGAACAGGAAAAGTATTACAAGGAAATGCTAAGGCGTTTCGTTATTGAAATGGAAGAGGAAGGCTCTATCACTGCTGTCAATGAGGCTGTTAAGTTACAGAAACTTGTACAGATAGCATGTGGTGTAGTCTATGGTGATGACGGACAGAACATTGAGTTGGACTGTTCGCCTAGAGTTAAAGCAGTAGAGGAGGTGATTGAAGAAGCAGGTGAGAAAGTTATATTGTTCGTTCCGTTAACTGGAACATTACATATGTTGAAGGCTAAGTTGGAGAAGAAGTGGAGTGTCGCAGTTGTTAACGGTGCAGTGAGTGCAACGAAACGCAACCAGATATTCAACGACTTCCAAAATAGTAAAGACCCAAGGGTATTGATTGCACATCCTGCAACCATGGCTCATGGGTTAACACTAACATCAGCGTCGACCATCATATGGTATGGACCGATAACAAGTAACGAGCAGTACGTTCAAGCGAATGGTCGCATTGAGCGAATAGGTAAGAAGCATGTATCAAATGTTGTACACATTGAGTCCATCGCAGTGGAGGCTAAGATGTATGACAGGCTACGTAACAAACAAAAGTTACAGGGATTGCTTCTTGATTTAATACAACAAGAAACGAGGTGACATATGAGTCTAACAGTAGACCAAGTAATTGAAACATACATGAAGTTTCGCAAGAAGAAAGAAGCCATTGAGTCTGAGTCGAAAGCAAAGGTCAAAGGTATTAAAGAGAACATGACGAAACTTGAGTCGTGGTTAAAGGAGAAAGCAGATGCCGACGGAGTAACATCCTTCAAGACCAATCATGGTACAGCATTTCTAACTACTAATGACTATGCTCGAGTTGCAGACTGGGACGCTATGCTAGGATTTATCAGAGAGAATGAAGCATACGACTTGTTTGAAAAGCGTGTAAGTAAAACAGCAGTTCGTGGATACATCGACATGAACAAGGCTGTCCCCGCAGGAGTTACATACGGCACAAAGATTGATGTCAATGTCCGTAAGCCTGCACCCAAAGTTGATGTTTAATAATAAAAAATAGGAGAGTACAATGTCAAATATTGTTCCCAGTAATATCCAAGTTCCTGCACACCTTGCAGGCAAAGTAGGCGCACCATCTGTATTAGCGCAATCGTTAACAGGCGGACTATCAACAGGTGGAGACGGCTTCCCCCGTATCTCTATCAAGGGTAGTCGTTTCCGCATCGTCGATGGCGGTGATGAAACAGTCCTTGACTCAACCAAGATTGATGTAATCGTTGTGGGTGCTAACCCTAGATTATCTAAGACATGGTATGCGAAAGCATGGACTCCAGATGCAGAGCCTTCAGCCCCAGACTGTTTCTCGTTGACTGGTGTCAGCCCACATACTGACAGCACCAATCCACAGAACGACTTGTGTGCCTCATGTCCTCAGAATGCTTGGGGTTCTAAGTTAACACCACAAGGTCAGCAGATTAAAGCCTGTGCAGACCAGAAACGTTTAGCAGTAGTTGCTGCTGATGATGCCGATGGTTCAGTGTACTTACTACAAGTAACTCCGGGTGCATTGAAAGGGTTGAACGCCTACCAGAAAGAACTATCTACAAGAGGTATCCCACCAGAGATTGTTAAGACTACACTGTCTTTCGATACTGATGCATCGTACCCTAAGTTAGCGTTTGGTTTTGGTGGCTTCATTGACGAGGCAGCACAGACCGCAGTAGACAAGTTGTTTGGTACTGACCAAGTGTTGAAGATAACAGGTGAGAAAGAAATTGATAAGCCTGCTGTACCTAAAGTTGTAGCGAAGCCAGCACCAGTGGTTGAAGAAGCACCAGTGACTAAGGGGTTTGGTAAAGCAGCAGCTGTTGCAACACCTAAGCCTAAGGCTAAAGCAAAACCTAAAGTAAGAAAAGTTGTTGAAGAGCCTGCTGAAGCACCAGTTGCTGACAGTGCTACGACTAGCCTTGCTGATGAGATTGCTGCACTCGTAGGAGAAGTTGCTGATGACTAAACCGAAGCCACTTGAGTTCTCTAAAGTGGAGTCGCTGCGTAAGCATATGATGCTTACTATCACTGACATGGCGTCAGTGGTGGGAGTGTCACGTATGACCTATCATAGTTGGAAGAAGGGTACGCCCATTCGGAAAGATAATGATATCAAACTACGTGATACACTACGCAAACTTCTGTCAGTTATGCAAGACAAAGGGTGGCCATCACCCGATGTCATTGTGCTTGAACCCAAGGACAGAAAAAAGCAACTCGTTGAGTATTTAGAGGAGTATCATTAAGCAGACTAAGGAGGGGAAATTCCCCTCTTTTTATTGAGGAGGACAAATGAATACGTTGGAATTTTTACAGCGCGTTCTACCAACAAAGGGGTTCTATGTCACAACAGTTATCAACAAAGATGGTAACAGGCAGGGGTTCTTTAACAGTGTAGACGAACTATCAAAGGTCTGTGTTAGGTCAGACCAATCTAAAAACAATACCTACTATGCAATATCAGCCTTTAAAACCAAGGGCAATCGGAAGCAGGAGAATGTACGAGCAGTTAAAGTTATAGCACTTGACGTAGACTGTGGGGAGACGAAGCCATACCCAGACTGGAAGGCTGGACTGTCAGCACTAGGTAAGTTCATCAACGAGATGGGGCTACCGAAGCCTATGATAATTTTCTCGGGTAATGGACTGCACGTTTACTGGGTTCTTACAAAAGAACTAACACCTATGCAGTGGAAGCCACTGGCTGGTGCTATGAAGTTAGCCGCAGCAGAGAAAGAGTTTCACATTGACGCAGGGTTAACAACCAACAGTGCGCTGGTGTTACGACCAGTTGGAACTCATAACCCTAAGAATGGGAACGAGGTAAAGTTGTTGGTGGATGCTGAGCCTGTTACAGTTGAAGCTCTTTCCGATATACTATCAGATTACGTACAGTATAACCTGGCCCCTAGTAGTCGACAACCACGTGAGAGTTCACTGTTAAATAATCTAGCAGTGACTCAAGAGTACCCACCTGCTGTTGGCTCTGTTGTAGCAAGTAAGTGTCAACAGATTGGTTGGGCAATTAAGAACCAGAAGGATATACCCGAGCCATTATGGTATAGCCTTATCGGAGTTGCGGCGTTCTGTGTAGACCCAGAAGAAACTGCTATCAAGTGGAGTGAGGGGCATGACTCCTACTCTGAATCAGTGACAAGAGATAAAGTTATCCAGTGGAAAGATAATGCTACTGGTCCAACCACTTGTGACAAACTTAAATCTGATAGACCGAATGGTTGTAGAGGGTGTAAATATGCAGGCAAAGTTGGCTCACCTGCACGACTGGGTATCCAGTACCAAGAGGTAGCCATTACTACTGAAGCACCAGATAAAGTAGCAAACTTAGTACCCATACCGAAACCGTTTAAGCGTACACAGCATGGTATTAAGATGACCATCGATGATACCGATATTGATATATGTAAGTTTGATATATACCCTGTAGGTTATGGACGTGATGACCACCTTGGTTACGAGGTAGTACGCTACCACTGGAAGCGACCACACATTGGGTGGACTGAACTTAAACTAAGACAAGCATACCTAACAGATGGGAGCAGAGAGTTCCCTACTGCGATAGCAGACCAGGGTATAGTATTACATAACAGGCGACAGACGGAGTATTTTCAGCTTATGTTACGAACTTATATGGAAGAACTAAGGCAGATACGCACCATGACAAACCTCTATTCAACCATGGGTTGGAAAGAAAACAATACGCATTTTGTTATAGGCGACACTGTTATACACAAGGACACAAACGGTAAAGTTAGTGAGGAACAAGTTACATTATCAACAGCATCAAATGCAATGGGTGCTGATATGTACGGGAGGAAAGGTGACGGTGCTGCATGGACTAAGATGACTAACATGCTAGAGAAAGCACATATGCCAAGTCATATGTTTGCTTTGGGTGTTGGCTTCTCTGCACCACTATTTAACTTCACTGGCTTGAAGGGATTAACGGTGTCGTTATATGGGCCAACAGGTGGTGGTAAAACACTAGCACAATACTGGATACAATCCATCTATGGTGACCCAGAGAAGTTGCACTTCGCTGCGAAGTTCACACAGAACACACTGTTCAATCGCCTAGGTTTATATGCTCACTTACCTATGACCGTTGATGAAGTAACCATGATGCAAGACAAGGAGGTCGGTGACTTCTGTTATTGGGTAAGCCAAGGTAGGGATAAGGCTAGACTAAGTCGTTCAGCAGTAGAGCGTGAAGCCAAGACATGGGCAACACCAGTTGTTGTATCTACAAATAAGTCTCTGCAATCTAAGTTGATAGCCTCTGGGTTAGACACTGATGCACAGATGGCACGTTTGTTAGAGGTAACTGTACCACCGCACGACTTGTTTACTAAGGATAGTTCAGCAGGTCGAAACCTCTATAACTTTATAACAAGTAACTACGGTCACGCCGGACACACATTCATAAACAAGTTGATGGAGATGGGTACTGATGATATAAGTGCTATGATTGCTGAAGCAACCGACACCTTCCACAAACGATACAACGCTAAGTTCAGCGGACAAGAACGCTTCTGGGAACAAGCCATCATCCTATCAGACCTAGCATCTAAACTTGCTAAGGACTGGGGATTGATTGACTATGACTACACTAAGGGAACTGAATGGGTGCTTGAACAAGTAGGTGCTATCCGAATAGTAGCCGCAGAAAGTAAGATGGACTCGTTTGATATCATCTCTGCTTACCTCAGTGACTTCGCTGATGTTGCTGTTACAGTTATGCACACAGCAGGACAGAAGCCAGTGGTTGACTTCCAACGCTTACCTCGTGGAGAGATACGTGTTAGGTTCGATGTCTTCCGTAGGACAATGACTGACGTGTTCAGCAGTGGAACGCTAATGTTAGACCGTACTCACTTCCGTAAGTGGCTATCCATGAGTGGTCATGATTACAAATCGTTCTGTGGTGAACTTACCTGTGAACACATTGACGCTACACCTAAGTCTAAGAAATGTTTCTTGGGTAAGAACACACCTATTAAGTTAGGTCAAGCGTATGTTGTGGGTATCAACCTCAACCATCCACGACTACAAGGCATACTAGATGATGCTGATGTAGCCGCAGAGGATTTGTTGCAGGGTCAATTACAGATGGTCGATTAGTTATTACCGAACACGTCCATTAGCCATGTTGTTTCTTGTCTGATACCTTTAGGTGCAGACTTGAGATACCTCTGAGATGTTGTCTTGTTCCATTCGCGGTATGCTCTGTTCGCTGACTTAAGGAAGTTTCTAATGTAGAACTCAGTTCCTTTAGCGGACTCATTCCAGTTACGCACATCTCTATTAACTTGTTGCATGGTCTCTGTGTCGCCAACAATCTTTGCCTTGATGTACGCATTGCGGAACTCGGAGTGTATATCTTTAGCGTAGTCTGATGTCTGCTTAGACATTCTAACGATGTCATTCTCTGCCGTCGCAACCGCTGGGTAGAAGCCCAGCATTCTTGTAAACGCTGTCCATGCTGTCACATCTCGTGACACTACCTTACCCTGTGCATTAGTAATCATACCGTCACTATGGAATGTGTATCCATCTGTAATCGCGCGAACTGCTGTGATAGGTGACTCTCTTAGGATAGTCTGCATATCTGTATGCCCAGACCTTAACCCTAATGCTTCCAACCCATACTTACTTATCTGACCTGCTGTGCCTATGATACCTGTGGCTGTTGTCCATACTGGACCAAGGAAGTTCTCTGCTTCACGCCATGGGTCTGCACCTGCTTTGAATGTACCAGTTAATGGGAACAAATCACCAAAGCCTAGTCTAGTCGATACTGTTCCACCGAATGACCTATCCACAATACCTCTCATGAATGTTGGTCCAAAACCTGGGGCTATATCTTCAACCATCTCCAGTGCAGCCTTCTCTATCGTTGGCATCTTAATACCAAAGAACTGGATTAGCGTATCTAATAAGTCCATGATGTCGTCAGCAAAAGGCATACCTTTCATACCCGCTACCAAGAACAATAAACCCATGGAGTATGTTCTGCCTCTAACGTCCATCTGTGCAAACAACTTGATTGCTGATAATGTGAACTGCTTGTACATCATAGGATACTGGAACAAGTTACCACGTGCAATCTCTGGTCTGTTGTACATGTCATAGTTACCTTGACTGTCGTACACAAACTGACCTGCCTTCGCCTTAGCGTAGTCATCAATCTCTTGCTTAGTAGCCTTAGGGTTAGCAGCCATAAATCTATCACGCTCTAACCTATATGCAGCCAGTCCAGATACACGTCTGTTGAATTGCTCTGTTTGTGAGAACATATACATCCAACCTGTAATACCCTTGATGGCTCTAGCACTTTGGATACCACCACGTGATGAACCAAGTAACGCATTCATCTGGGCAGGAGCCATGGTTCCACGCTCTGTTTCATAGAGCATAAACTCTGCTTCACCTAAGGTTAATCCATACTCATTGTATTTATTATCACCGTTGGTTTTCTTCCAATCTTTAACCATGTCGTATAAGAACTCAGTCTCACCGAACTTAGGATTCTTAACATCAATCATGGCTTTACCAACCGCTTTGTGGGCTTTAGTAAAACCGAAACCTCCACCGAAGCCACGCTTAGCATTGTAACTTGCAAGGTTTGGAACGGTGAGTAGGGGGATAGAAGTTAAGTTCACAGCCGCCGTAGCGAAACTCATACCTAGTTGCATGATTACAGTCGCTAGTTTTAGTTGTGAGCCTAGTGGTCCAGATAGTTTATCCTCTGTACTGGTCACGATGTTTCTGGTCTGGTCATACCAGGCTAGTAGTTTGAGTCCTTCGTCGCGGTATACTTGTCCACGACCCTCGAGTTTAAGTACGACGTCTTTACCACTTACTGTAACAGTCTCAATACCATTCGGGGTAATGTCTGCAGAGTGGCGGTACATATATGCATAGGTATCGAAGCGTTGCTTAGCAATAAACTGAGCTTCGACGTTGTCTGTTTTGTTTGCCTCGGTCAGTGCATTAGCAAGGTCGGTTAATGTTTTCTTATCACCCTTCCACTTACCTTGGTTAGCCATTAGTCTTTCAATCGCATAGCGGTACTCACTCTTAGCAGCAACGTGTGCTCTAGTTTCTAGGTATGACGCTATGTGTTTCAGTACATCCTTATCCCAACCTGGGTTACCAGTTCTCATCAAGTGCTTACGTGCTTGTGACTCGTAGCGTGAGGTAGCAGTCACTACTCGCTCTTGTTGGTGGGGGGTTAGGTTAATATCTAGTCTAATAAGTAGACCTGCAATCTCTCTATATGATGCTGAACCAGATGATGGTGATTGCTTAGGTGCTGTACTATACGATGGGACTAGCATCACTGTTCGTGTCTGCCCTTCGCTATCAGTAGTCTTAATTACTCTAGTGCTGTTACCGTCTTTACTAAGTGTGTCATCCAAGAACGAAACAATGTCCTTAGCCTGTCGCTCAGAGTTAACTTGGTAGTACGGCATTTGTGCTTGCAGACTTTCATCTAGGGATATAGCTGCACCCTGCTTACCATCTACATATAAGTATGCCTGTACTCGAACTTGGTATTTAGCATCACGTACTAACTGTACATATGAACCCATGATGGTACGTTTAGCACCAATCTGAATATTCTGTAAGTGGTTGTCAGTAATAAATAGTTTCTGGATTGTATGTTGTACCATCTGGGCTTGCTTCTGCTTCACCCCTTTGGCATAGATAGCCTCTACTCGTTTAAGTATATCGTGTCTACCCTTAAACAAATCACCGTGCTCACCCGTACCTTTCTCAACAGACTCTTTAATATCTGCTAGTTTGTTTTTCTCATACATACCACGAGTGATAGCGTATAAAAACTCCTCGCCCCTCTTTCTATCACCCTCGTCTAATGAAAGCGTGTCGTCTTCAATGAGTTCAGACTCATGCCTAATCTCAACATACTCACGCAGTACCTCGTGGAAGAACGCTATGTCTGCGCTATCTAAATTCTCACCTGTGCTACCTCTAATTTTACGGAGGTCGTCAATGTATGCAGTCTTCTCAGCGAACGCACTCTTAATCTCAGCTGATAGTACATCGATTGCAGCCTGGTCAGTGGTACTACGGTTCTCTTTATACATCTTCCAGATGACATGGTCTTCAGTGAATGACTCATCGTGTAACCAAGGTGCTGTTTCTTTCGTACCCCAGATAGAACCATCCTCTGCAACCTTGATGCCTTTGCGTAGGTCAGCTAACGAGATATCTGCCTGTGCTTGCGCTCGTTTAAGAGCAGCCTCATTAACCTCTACTTCACCTTTCTCATTGAATGTAATTAGGTCGGGTGTATCGTTGAGTATCTTATCTGTAACCTGCTTACCCTTATAGATAGAGGCATATGATAGTATCTCACCAGCCCGCAACTTATCTTCTTTAGAAGCAAGTGGTGTACCCCAAGTGCCTGCACTATACTGAGTCTTAGTCTTCAGCTGGTAGTGGTTGAGGTAATTCTTAGAGGCGTTAGCCACAGCCATAAAGAAACCATAGAGGTCTGTAAGCCCCTCACTACGAGTAGCCTTATGGTTAAGTGTTTGTAACGCTTCAAGGCTCTTACCTAAGAACGACTTCACACCACCTGCTTTACCTAGTGCATCTTGTACACCTCGACTCTGGATATAATCTTTAATACCACCCATACCACCAGTTAGAGTATCAATCTTATTCTGGGCGTTCATCGCGATGAAGTTACTACCTAGTTGGGCAGTGTTGCTAGCCTCCATGAATCGTATAGAGTTACCGCGTTCACGCATGTCATGCATTGCCTGTTGTATATCTGCAACACTGAACGTACCGTCATTCAAACCATATCTAGTGAAGCGGCGTATCTGACCAACCCAGTAGCGTGACATCTCATCACCGAACTTGAGTCCTACTTTGTTCAGTACGTTCTTAACCATTGTCCAAATTCTATTGAGCAGTGATGTGTCGAGTATCATTGCCTTATCAGCGATGGCTTCTTCAATCGCTATGTATTTATCCACGCCATTAATAGTAACGTCATGGTCTACAATGTTTCGGATGTTAGCGTCTGTGTTATAGAACTCATCCAGTAAGGCTTTTAGTTTTGCCTTAGGTACAACGGTGCGTAACCCGTGGTGGCCTAGGATTTCGTGGGCTAAGATTGTCTTGACTTGCTTCTCAGTTCGGATGTTACTACTGAAAAGAACTACGTCATTACCCATATGGAAAGCCATTGCATTAGTGCTCTCACTAAACTTACCTGTGGCTGTAGCCTTATCGAATAACTTTCTGTTGTCACGTTTGAAAGCAGCAGTGTCATGGTATACGTGGATACCTGGCTTTAATGAGGTGCTCAACTTGTTTATAAAGTTAACAGCAATTAAGTTTACTTCGCTAACACCAACACTGAACCTTAGTGGGTGTCCGTTATGCTCACCAAAGAACATAATGTCGTCTTCAGTAGAACCCCACTGGTCTAGTAAACCAAACTCATCAGCCTGTTTAGTACGTGACTCAGTCTGTGCTTTCGCTGTATCTTCTTGCTCTGCAATCTGTGCTGCTTCATCCAAGATATCTGCAAGGCTCTGTGTTAGCCCTTGCTTCTTACGCTCAGCCATCTGAGCTGTCTTGTTAGGTTTTGCAGCAACAGCTTTAATCTTATCAACATATGTGGGTGCTTCCTTCTTAATACTAATCTCAGCGGTAGTAGGTGCGAAGCGCTGCGTAGTTTGTCCTTCTGCGTTAGCAGTGGAACGCTGGTTAAGTTTCAACCTACCCTTAGCAAACCAGTCTTTAATATTGTGGTCACGCCATGTAGTATTACGTAACTCCTTATTAGTTAGCTGGTTAAACAAGCCTTCAATCTCAGTTACTGAAGCATCGTTCCTCTTGTTAGCACCACTAATCTTTAACCTATCCAGTCTACTAACCAGAGTTTCGGGGGTTGTCACCTCGACTTCTTCTACTTTTGCTCTAGCCTGTTTCGGTTTATCCGTACCCCAAGCTTTCTCTATTTCGCTAGTCTGCTTAGCAGTAAGGGGCAGCACCTTAGCAATCGGGTGGTTCTCTACTGTTGTGCCTGCAATCGGGTTGTCAGCCATAACTTCACGCAGGGCATCAGCTACGATATCTCTTTCTACCTGCGCCATCTTCAAGTTGTTGAGCATGTAGTTGATAAACTCTGGGCCTTTTAGGATGTCGTTCTTCTTGCCTGCTCCCTTAACGTATGTAAGGTATGCTACATCACGCATAGCAGCCTTAAATAGTGGGGAGTTTACTGAACGCATAGCCTTAGTAATGGCTCTAGGTAGTTCACCTTGGTTGAGTAATAGGTCATCGACAGCTTTCTCTTTCAGTCCATCCCTAGTTAGCTCACCAGCTTTTACTTTATTCTCAAACTTCTGCTTACCAGTCTTAGTGAAGTCAGCGAATGACACTTTAATAAACTCAAGGTAAGGAGTCATCTGACTTAACCATACTCTCTCAGTTTCATCCTTAAGGCGGGCGGCGTTGTCGACTGCATCCTGCTCTGCTTGTTTAGCTTCTTCAGAGTTAGCCTTATCCTTGGCTACTGCTGCAGCCATTACCTTAGCTGCTTCGATAGCCTTAGCACCACGCACGTCGATATCGTTTATAAGTTCTTCAGTTAACGTACCCTCTAGGTATGCCTGCTCAAACTCTTTACGCGTTGCAGCATCTAAGTTTGAGTATCGAACCTCACTACTCTCTGGTCTAACTCTAGCGTACATAGCACCAATCGCTTGCTTACTCTTTACCTTCTGCTTCTTCTTAATTGGGTCAGCTTTGTTGGCAGTATCCACTGACTTCTGTCTAGCGGTACGCTTATCAACAACTTTCTTAACTGGTTTCTTAGCAACTACTTTCTTAATTGGTTTCTTAGCAACTACCTTCTTAACTTTAGGCTTAGCCTTCTCCTTAAGTTTAACCTTCTTAGGGGTTACTACAGGTTCTTCTTCATCCTCATCAGGTTTCTGCTTCTTAACCTTAGGCTTACCGCCACTCACTGCACCAACTGCTGCAATCTTGTTATCATCAGCTACTTTCTTAACTTTCTTAATGGCTTTCTTAACTAACTTGTTTACTTTCTTACCGGCGTTCGCTGCCTTAGTCATCTTAGCTAAGAGTTTAGCATTAGTCTTAGTAGCCTCACCTGTTTCAACCGCGGCTTCCCAATACTTACGAAA